CAGGCACTGACGGCATTGATGGCTTAGACGGTCTTGACGGTTTAGATGGCACTTCAGGCACTGATGGTGTCAAAGGTGATACAGGCACTTCAGGCACTGATGGTGTCAAAGGTGATACAGGCACTTCAGGCACAGACGGCACTGATGGAACAGACGGCACTGACGGTTTAGACGGCACTTCAGGCACTGACGGTTTAGACGGCACTTCAGGCACTGATGGCACTTCAGGCACAGACGGCTTAGATGGCACTTCAGGCACTGATGGCACAGACGGTGGTGACGGCACAGATGGTACAGATGGAGACACAGGCGCAACAGGCGCTGCTGGTGCTTCAGGTCGTAGTATAACATCTACGCTATTTGGTGATGAGTTAATAAAACTTACAGCTATTTCTGGAGGCCGTATAGCACCTCAACAGTTTACACCTAGACGTAGAAGAAACACACTATTCGGAGACCTTGTATAATGACCTATAAAGAAGCTGTTAACGGTGTATTAAGACGCCTTAGAGAAGATGAAATAGGTAGTGTTGCACAGAATAACTATAGTAAACTTATAGGTGACTTTGTACAGGACGCTTACACGTTAGTTGAAAAGGCTTGGGATTGGGTAGGCTTAGAAACTACAATAAGCTTAAACACTGTAGCGTCCACTAGCGTCTACACCTTAGACGGAGCAGGCGCAAGTGCTACTGTGATGGATGTCTATGATGTAACTACTAATGCAAAGCTACAGGAAGTCAGCAGTGCTTGGATGCGTAGAGCTTATGCGCTTGAAACCTCTGTAAACAATACACCTGCTTATTGGTGTTACAAAGGCATTTCTGCTGACGATCAAGACCCCACTATTGAAGTGTATCCTACGCCTAACGCTGTAGTGACGCTAGAAGTTACTGTAGACAAAAGTAACACATTATTGTCTTCTGATGATGAAGCTATTGTTATACCGGAAGCACCAGTTATACAGCTTGCTTACGCTATTGCATTACGTGAGCGTGGTGAGACAGGCGGTCAGAGTGCTTTAGAGCAGTTTGCTGTTGCTGAGACGTTCTTAGCAGATGCTATAGGATATGACGCCGCTAAACGACCTGAGAAACTAATATGGGAAGCTGTATAGCATGGCAGAAGTTCTTAGAAATATTACAATCGCTTCACCTGCGTTTGCTGGTATTAACACTCAAGGTAGCCCAGCAGACCTGCCGCCTGCTTTTGCTGCTGTTGCTGACAACTGTGTCATTGATAGGAAAGGTAGAATTGCAGCTAGACAAGGTATCCAGTTAATTACCACAGACGATGCTCTCTTAGGAACCTCTGTAGGTATTGAAGCCATCTTTGAGTTTGAAGCCTATGATGGTACTAAGACAGTGTTTTCTGCTGGTAACAACAAAGTGTTTACAGGTACAGCTACACTGGTTGATGTGACGCCAGGGGCTGCTTCTATCTCTGCTAACAATTGGAAGATAGTCAGCTTAGCTAATAAGTGTTATTTCTTCCAAGCCGCTCATGCTCCTATGGTGTTCACAGCAGGTGGTTCTTTACAGCTTGTTACAGCCGCAGCAGGCTATGCAGGCACAGTGCCGCAGGGTAACGAAGTGTTAGCTGCCTACGGGCGTCTGTGGGTGTGTGACATAGGCAATGATAAAGCTACTATATACTGGAGTGACCTTCAGAACGGTGTAGCTTGGTCAGGAGGCTCTTCAGGCTCTATAGACATTGGTGAGTTCTGGCCTGATGGCTATGACGTATTGACGTCTCTAAAGGCTCACAATGACTTTCTCATCTGTTTTGGTAAGCGTAGTATGCTTGTTTATGGAGGTGCTACAGAGCCTTCTACAATGTCACTACAGGATACTATAGACAAGATAGGCTGTATTAACAGAGATGCTTCACAGAACACAGGTACAGACTTGTTCTTCTTAGACTACACAGGCGTTAGAAGCTTAGGTAGAACTATACAGGAGAAGGCGTCTCCAATAGGCGACATAAGCAAGAATGTTAACAGCGATGTACAGACAGCTATAGCTATTGAGACTGACTTAACTGATATACGTACACACTATAACACTGAGTCAGCTTTCTTTTTAGTTACGTTCCCTACTTCTAGTAAGACTTATTGCTTTGATACTAGATCGCCTTTGCAGGATGGTAGTCACAGAGCCACTACGTGGTCTCTAGTGCCTCTAGCGTTCTACAGGGCTGATGACGCTACGTTATACTTAGGAGACGTTGAAGGTATTGCTAAGTATGCAGGCGCTCAAGATAAGACATTAAGCTATCTATTTAGCTACAGAACACATCCGTTGACGTTTCAGAATGAATTAGCCCCTGATGCGTCTACAAGGATTAAGTTTCTAAAGAAGGTGGTGTTAACTACAGAGGGTGGTCAAGGCGACAACGCTGCATTGCTCTGGAGCTATGACTACACAAGTAAGTTTACAACACAGCTATTTAACATTAGAGATGTCAACTTAGCCTACTACGGCACTAGTGAGTATAACGTCTCCACTTCAGAGTACAGCGAATATGAAGCTATCAATAGAGAAAAGATTAACACAAGCGGAGGTGGTACATTGATTACAGTGGGCGTTGACAACACAGTAGACGGTAATGACTTTGCTGTTCAAGAGATGAACATTCACGCTCTATTAGGGAGGATTCTGTAATGGCTGGACCTACAGCACAGGACTATTTTGATATGACAGCAGGAGCGCCAGCACAGCAAGGTAACGTCTTAGACGGTATTCTACAAGCTGGTGGTGGCTTATTTGGTGTCAATAAAGGTATTCAGCAAGCTAGGCAGGCTGGTAATGCAGCACTAGCAGCTACAACTCAAGCGGGTACTAATGCTATAAGCAACACAGCTTTTAAGCCCTTTGCTGTTACCTCTAACACAGGCAACGTAAACGTAAATGCTGATGGAGGCTTCAACGCTCAGTTGACACCACAGCAGCAGCAACTAGCTGATCTCCTACGTAATACATCACAGGGCTTTACTCAAGAGGCTGGTACAGACTTCCAAGACCTCTTTAGTCAGAACTTGTCAGCCTTTGGTACTCCTAATGTTAATCAAGCCTTTGGTGATGTCTCTAGCAGCGTTGCAGGTGGTTTAGCTAGTCAGAACTTAGGCGCTGGTGGTTCTAGAGAGCAGACTCTAATTGATATGCTTACAGGCGGTGGCGGTGCTGGCAGGGAGACTGAGGTGTTTAATCGCTTAGAAGCTCTACAGGCTCCTTCTAGAGAGCGTGAGCAGCTTGCTTTAGAGAATAGGCTATTTAACCAAGGCAGAAGCGGTGTAAGTACATCAATGTTTGGTGGTACACCAGAGCAGCTTGCACAGGCTAAGGCTGTTGAAGAGTCTAGAGCCTCTAGTGCTTTAGGTGCTATGGACTTTACACAACGAGAGCAAGCGCAGCAATCTGGACAGACGCTACAGGCTCTACAGCAAGGCTTAGGCGAGTCACAGTTGTTTGGTGAGCTAGGTTTAGGTGGTCGTCAGCAGGCTCTAGCAGAGGCTCTAGGCGGTACAGGCTCAGCAGCTACAGCAGCAGAACTGGCTCTAGCACAGCGTGGACAAGCAGGCGAACTAGGCTTAGGTTTCTTACAAGGTTCTTTTGAGCCTAATCAGCAGCTACTAGACTTGTTAGGCCCAGCAGCGAACTTTGCAGGCATAGCAGACGCCGGAAGACAGCAAGGTGCTGGATTAGCAGCAGAGCTTGAGAGAGCCGGTATTGAGGCTAAACTACAGTCTGAACAGTTAGCAGGCAACTTAGAGCAGCAGCGCATACAAGGCTTAACAGGTTTGCTAGGCGGAGACGCTGACAAAGGGCAAGGCGGTTTAATCTCTAGCTTATTAGGTAAACTCGGTATAAGCTTACCTGGAGGAATACTATAATGGAAGGACTACTTAATTTAGGCAAGCTATTTGCTCCTGAGCTAGGCTCACAGGGCATCAGAGAAGCTGAAGCAGCTCAGTTGCCTGGAGGCATGGCAGCTCTGTTAGCTCCACAGCGCTTTAACAACATTAGAAAAGCCTCTGGTAATCTATTTGGTGTTGACACCTCTACGTCTAAAGAGAGACTACAGAAAGCTCTAGGGCAGCTTGATATGTCTACACCACAAGGTCAGGCTAAGGCTGTGGAGCTTGTTAGAGCTGTAGACCCTGCTATAGCTGCTCAGATGCAACAGCAGTTTAAGTTGTCTAGGGAGTCTGCTGCTGAAAGTGCTGCACGAACCTCCACTGCTGCTACTGGCGAAAGTAATATGAGGCTGCGCGCTGAGGAGCTACAAGCGTCCAACAGTTCAGCTGGTCAGTTTACTAATTCCGAGCAAGCAGAAATAAGAACAATCAGAGATCAACTAATACGCAGAGGTGGTTATAGTCCTCAAGATGCACAGGACTTCGCAACCCGTATTACAACAGGGCAGATTGAGATAACCCCTAACGAGGACGGCACAGCAACTATGACAGATAAGATAGGTGCTTTGACAGGCTCTTCTGCTAATACAAGACTGCCTTTTATACCTAGCGGAGCTACTTCAGAGGTGACAGGTCTTTCTAACGTAGGCAATCAGCCCTTACAAAGCGCAGCCCCTGCTGAGATACAGAGCTATGCAGATACTATAGGGACAGAAGGTGGGCCTTCATTGTTTGAAGCAGCTGAACAGGGTACAGGGTTTTGGAACGTCACAAGAGATGTAGCTGGTAGATTCTTTAACAACTTCTATGAGGGCGCTCTGGACGAAGAAAAAACACAGGCGGCGGATACACTTAAAAACGCAACTATGCCTTTAATTCG